CACTTACTGGCGGCACAGAGTCATTGGCAAGCTCGCCACCGTATACGTTTCGCAGGAGGGCCAGGCCTACCGCAAGGCAGTGAACTTATGTCTTATGGAACATGGGGTGAAAACTTACGAACTCGAGGGGGACCTGCGAGTCGAGATCGAAGTGTTCCCACCGGACAAACGCAAGCGGGACATCGACAATCTGCTCAAGTCCCTGCTGGACAGTCTGACCCACGCTCAGGTGTGGAAGGACGACAACCAGATTTCGGATCTGAGGATCTTCAGGAACAAGCAAATCGCCGGAATCGTAAAGGTGAGGGTGTATGAGCTAGAACCGCCTACAAGCGATTTTTCCAAAGGCATGTAGGTGGACATCAACCAACCATTATTTGTGCCTCTGAGGCGGCATAGCAAGGCTAGAAAGGGCATCCATGAATGACAATGTCAATCACCCAAAACATTACAACTCACATCCATCAGGTGTGGAGTGCATTGAGATTACTGAGCACATGACTTTCTGCTTGGGCAATGCCATGAAATACATCTGGCGCGCAAGCCTCAAGGGCAAGGAGGTCGAAGACTTACGCAAGGCTCGGTGGTACATCGACCGGGAAATTTCACGCATCTTGAATGAGAAAAACCATGAAGCATGATCCGCATGATGCAGTCGATTACATCATCAAGCACGCAAAACAATTTGCCGATGCCAAAGCGCAGCGCGTCTACCTTGAAGAGTTCAGGAAGAGCAAGAAGGCGTTGCTGATGAAGCAATCCATTGAGAGCGCCCTTGGCGCACAAGAACGTGACGCCTATGCTCACGCTGAGTATGTTGAACTGCTTAAAGGCCTCAAGGAGGCTGTAGCAATCGAGGAGAAATTGAGATGGGATCTGATCGCAGCACAAGCCAGAGTGGACATCTGGAGAACGGAACAAGCCAACCTGCGCAACGAAGGCAAGGCCACGATCTGATGAGCAACGATGGCCGCCACAAACAAATGCTGGCAGACCTGGCTGACTTTCTTGGCGCCGTAGCGTTTGAGGACGACAAGGGCTGGACCGAGGAAGTTTATTCCGAGGGCTGGAGCGCTGGCTTCAGATCAGGTCTGGCATATGCCGCAAAGATTGCGCAATCACAAGGCAGAGGTTGGGGGATAGAACATGCCGAGCAAATACGAAAAGCTTTGTAATCTCAAGCAGGGCACCTGGTTCATCTTGATCCGATCGGGCGAGGTGCTGCAAAAGCTTGGTCCCATGAAAGATGACTACCGCTACATCAGTTGCCGGGCTGTCACGGGTGATACCAAGGTGCTTAATTGCTTAGTTGGCGTGGAGACGATCGATGAACCAGGAAGAGAAAAAGCACCTGAGTAAGGTGGCTGCCATTGGCTGCGTGCTATGTCACTTGCAGGGCACACCAGGTACGCCAGCAGAGATCCATCACCCGCGTAAAGGCACCGGCATGGCCCAGCGTGCAAGCCATTACGACGCGATCCCGCTATGCCCTGAGCACCACCGCGGTAAGACAGGCGTTCACGGCATGGGTATCAAAGGGTTTACCAAGCATTACCAGGTGGATGAGGCTGAACTGCTGCATGTGACACGCCGTTTGGTTGCCTACCATGACCACTTGTCGGACGGATGGCGTGTGTCTACACAAGTGGATTAAATGAGAGTACGATTGAGTCTCAGTAGCAAACAACGCAAACCAACCAGGAGCAAACAGCATGGACAAGCAAAAGTTTATTGATCAGATCATCTTCCACGACGACGACAGATGGGTAGTCCTCGGAGCAGGCGCACAGCGCGATGGCAATACCTTCTGCCACCTTGCAAGCACAAGCCGTGGCCGCCAGCAAAAGAATGGCTGGACACCTGTGCAGATCTGCGATTGGGTGAGCACTGAAGTGCTCGAAGCAGCCGTAAAGCGTGACACGGGCGCATGGATCAAAGGCACCGAAGATGATGATGAGGCTTACGACTACATCCCTTCAGCAGCAGAACTTAGCTAATCAAATCCAGGGGCTACGGCCCCACCACCTGGAGCAAACACCATGAGCAAATTTGACATAACCGTTCAGACTGAAGACTACGAGAGCATCAAACTCAGCGACTACGATGACAACCTTTGGCTGTCAGTGTGGAAGATTGGCAGCCACTGCTCAGCGAGCCTAACCCGCGATCAAGTCATTGAATTGCGTGATGCCCTTAACCAATTCCTTGCCATGAACGAGGTTGCCAACACAGCAGAGAGCGCATAAACTGAACCTGGCAGTCCATGTGTTCTCCTGAAATCCTCTGCACTTCCCCGTAGAGTTGGCCCCCAGCAATTGGGGGTTCTTTTTTTGGTAAAGCTGTAGTAAAATCAAGCAGTTAGACCTTGCCTTGCGCAAGCAATTGCCACCAGCCCACCAAAACCCTATCATCAGCGGATCTTATGTCACTGGAAGATGTGATGCCCAAACCCGCCAAACCCAAAGCCCAGGCCGCGCCCCAAACCGCGCCAAAGAAAACTGGCCGCCCCAGCAAATACACCCCCGAGATCGCACAAGAGATCGTGGAGCGCTTAAGTAACGCTGAGCCACTAAGACAGATATGCCGAGATGAAGGCATGCCTGATTGGCGAACCATTTACGACTGGATGTACAGGGATGACAAGGAGGTTGCTTCGGGGCGCGGAGTCGGTCTTTCTGCAGCCATCGCACGCGCACGGGAGATCGGATACGACAAGATGGCCGAGGAGTGCCTCGAGCTAGCTGACACGCCCAAGTGGGGCACTAAGCAAGTTGAAACTGAAGGTGGCGTTATCGTTACCAGGGAGGATATGCTTGGCCACCGCAAGCTGCAGATCGAGACACGGCTCAAGCTGCTGGCCAAGTGGAACCCCAAGAAGTACGGTGAGCGCCTCACCCACGCTGGCGATGCTGATAATCCCGTAGCCGTGCAGGCCGACGTTAGTATCTTCGACGCCATGCTCAAGAACCTCGAGGCTAAGAGACAGCTTGGGGACAAGTGACCTCGAGGTCCTGCTCAAAGATCCACAGATCCGCGAGCAGTACACCAGGCTAGAGCCACAGGCGGCTGCCGCCTGGGCCTGGCGCATGATGTGGCTCACTCGAGCACTCAAGCACCAGATCCTTCCGCACGGTGACTGGTGGTCCATATGGCTCATGCTGGCAGGCCGCGGTGCCGGCAAGACCAGGACTGCAGCAGAACAGATTGGCTGGTGGGCACAGTCCTACAAAGCCACCAGATGGCTCGTAGCGGCCCCAACGAGCAGTGACGTGAGGGGTACATGCTTCGAGGGTGATTCGGGCCTCCTGAGCGTGATTCCTGCGGTCCTGATCGCTGATTACAATAAGGCTCTGCATGAGCTACGCTTAACCAACGGCTCGCTGATCAAAGGCATACCCGCCTCGGAGCCTGAGCGCTTCCGCGGTCCACAGTTCCACGGTGGCTGGCTCGATGAGTTAGCCGCATGGGAGTACATCCAAGAAGCCTGGGACCAGATCCAGTTTGGTATGCGCTTAAAGCTGCCTGACATGAAGACCAGGCTGATCTGCACGACAACACCCAAGCCCAAGGACCTGATCATCGACCTGATCAGCCGCGAGGGTGATGATGTGGTGCTTACCACTGCCAGCACTTACTCAAACCTGGATAACCTGTCTGAGAACTTCAAGCGTCAGATCCTGCAGTACGAGGGCACCAAGCTTGGCCGCCAGGAGATCTACGCTGAGATCATCGACCCCGAAGAGGGCGGCATTGTCCAAAGGGATTGGTTCAAGCTTTGGCCTGCCGGCAAGGAACTGCCCAAGCTCGAGTATGTGGTCCAGTCCTATGACTGTGCCTTCACTGAAAAGACGGTCAACGACCCCACCGCATCGATCACTTTCGGTGTCTTCAAGCCCCAGGACGGTGGCATGTGCGTGCTGATCATCGACGCCTGGCAGGACCGGCTGCAGTACCCTGACTTGAAGCCCAAGGTCATTGACGAGTACGAGATCATCTTCGGTGAGGGCAAGACCGCCAAGAAGGTGGACCTGGTCCTGGTCGAAGACAAAGCCGCCGGCATCGTGCTGATCCAAGACCTGCAGCGCGCGCACATCCCGGTGAGGGCCTACAACCCTGGCAGGGCTGACAAGATCCAGCGCTTATCGATTGTGGCCAACATCGTGAAAGCAGGAAGGGTGTATGTGCCCGAGTCCAGCAACAGGCCGGGCTATGTCCGCGACTGGGCTGAGGCCATGGTCACGCAGATCTGCAGCTTCCCGAATACCGACCACGATGACTTTTGCGATGCCTTCAGCCAGGCGCTTAGGTATCTCAGGGACGCAAGCTGGCTCAACATCGACCCCCTACCGCCTGATGACTACGATCCCGAGGACTATGTGGACGCAGGCATCGTAAGGACCAATCCGTATGCAAGCTAACCGCAAACGGTTATCATCCCGCGCAAACGGAGGCCGATGATGCCCAAGCCAACAGACGCGAAGAAGGTACTCGAGATGCTGTACGGTGCGCCCAAGCCTGCCGTCAGCCGCTTGGACATGAACTTCAAGGATGTCACCAAGCGTATGCCTGAACTGCAGCAGGCTGCCAGGCTTTACGAGCAGGGCAAGATCACCCGCGAGCAGTACTACGCCATCGTTGACCAGCTAAAGCCTGTCACGCCTTACGAGTTCATACCCAAGCCTGCCACGGCTGAAGAAGCACTGGCAGCGCTATCCAAGGACAAGGCCAAGGACTTTGGCCGCACTGATGTGCTAACGCCAGGCGAGACAATCCTGAGCAGGCTCGACATCCCCTCATACTCGCAAAAGGGCACTTGGGTTACATCACAGCATCGCTTAAAGCCGCCTGCTGATGAGCCTAAGACCATTTACACGCCAACGATGATGCTTGAGGGCGAGACCAAGATGATGCCCGGCACTGGGGCTGCCCGTAAGGTGGCCAAGGGTGAAAAACAGAAATCATCCTTCGCTACCATCCGCGGCGCTTACAAGCCTGGCAGTGACGAGGAAGCCGTTGAGAGGGCCATGGAAGCCCTGCGCAGCAAGGACTACGCCCAGATCGGCTATGACCCCGAGCGCCGTGGCTTCTTTTACGATCGCAAGACCATGGAGCCGATCATTGGCACTGAGGAAGGCATCATCCAGATCGGACCGCTCGTGCTGGGCAAGAAGCCCATCCGCGGCAATCCCGAGAACTTCGAATACGCTAGTGGCGGTGCAGTTGGTTTGCAAGGTGGTGGTACGCCGCTCGATCAAGTAAAGGATGACTTAACAATCCTTCCTGAAGAAGACGCGTGGAATTTATTGAAGGGTCTGGATCGCATTTACACACCGAAAATTGGCGAGTACATCGCAGATGTCCAGTCGCCAGCAGAGTTGCTTGGTCGCATCAAGGATCTTGATCCTGAATATGTGGACGCTTTAACAAGTGGTCTTTCGGATTTGATTAGTCAAACGCAGCCTACGGGGCCTAACAGCTTTGACTCAGTGCCCAAGTACCATGGCTCGGACCCATTAGATAAGCTTAATCGCCAAGAGATTGACGAGGCTGCATGGCAGGTTTATGAGAATCCTGCGCTGGCCTCAACCTTTGTGAATGTGCTGCAAAACCCGCTGGCTTACACGATGACCGAATCGGCGGTTGATCAGCCAAGAGATATAAAAGCAGAGATTTGGAATGAGGCATTCCCAAAATGGAAAGAGGATTTATTAGGCGCTCCCGCTGACATTCAGCCCTTAACGAAGCAGCCTGAAGACGAGGAGCTTGGATCAAGCTACCAGGGTTTGACGCCTTTACTCCAGGCTAGGTTTGGTGATAAAGGCCAGCAGGAATACCGCACTGGCGGCGCAGTCCACATGCAAGACGGTGGCGATCCCACTCAGATGTTCAACTTCAATCCCATGGCCGCCAAGGCTGCCAAGCAAAAGCAGATGCGCGAGTCCACGCCTGAGACACCGCTTGGTGCGCTCAGCCGCGGCTTTGCTAGTGGCTTATTTGGCAACATTGAAGACCCGGTGCCTTACACCGGCAGCATCATGGAAGGATCGCCACAGCGCCAGCAATCGCAGGCAAACCTGCGTGAGATTGGCCGCAACGTCGGCGCACTGACAGACATCGGCGGCATGGTTACGCCATTCGTCAAGCCTGCAACCCAGGCCATCACACGCGGTGCCACAGCACTGGGCCGGACAGGCCTCGAGCAAGTCGATCGCGCCATGTTTGGCGAGGGTCCGCTTGGCAGCGCCTTAAGCATGGCAGCACCCCTGAATGTCAATGCGCCGGTCAGTAAGCTTGGCTTTTACAACCCGATCGAAGAGACGGCCACTACCTTGCAGCGCAAGCAAGGGCCAGGGCAAGCCTTCCTCAATGAGTTCACACGGGCAGGCATCAGCAAGCAGCGCCTTGAGGATGCAGGCATAGCTCAAAAGCTTGCGGCCACGCCCAACATCACGCGCGAAGAAGTTCAGGCCCTGACCAAGGGCACCATGCCCGATGTCGAAGAGGTGGTCCTGAGTAGATCTGTCATACCGCCCTACATGAAGGGGTTTGCCGACCTGCACATGCCAGACCTGAATGTCAACGATTACAGGCAGATCATTCAGTTGCGCAAGCTTGCCGATGAGCGTTATCAGAAGGCCCTTGCGGAAAACGATTTGGACGCCGCCGAGTTTGCGATGAAGGCCGAAGAAGACATCAACAAGTTCAGCCGGACTCACAGCTATGGCACCAAGCCTGGGGAGCGGCTGACCGAGTACCACGAGTATCAAGAGCCGGGCGGCAAAAATTACCGCGAGGTCTTGCTCAAGGTCCCGTCTTCAGAAAAGTACGATGACAACTTCCGCTCGTCGCACTGGTCAGATCCCAACGTCATATCTCATATCAGGATGAATGACCGCGTGGACGCCGACAACAAAAACGTCCTCTTCATCGAGGAGCTTCAGTCTGACTGGGCGCAAGAGGGCCGCAAAAAAGGGTTTGCGGGCAAGCCTTTGACAAAGGATGACTTGGTCGCCACGGTTAACAATTCTGCTGATAGGCCGTACTGGGAAGTCCGCACCAAAGACGGCCACTTCATCGCTAACACTGGACTTGGCGATAAAGAGATTAACGCTCAAGAGGCGGTTGACGAAGCCTTGCAATTGGTTCAAACGCGTGGAGATAAGCGAACCCCAGCCGGTCCGTTCGTTAAGAACACTAACGAGTGGGTTGACCTGTCCCTGAAGAACATCATCAGGCGCGCAGTCGATGAGGGCTACGACCGCGTTGCATTCATTGACGGGTACAAGTCCTTCCTGCGCTTCCCCCAGGACGCTAAGGGCGAGTCCACTGAAGCAGGAATGCGCAAGTTCTACGATGAGATCGTCCCCGGCAGGCTCAAGGCCCTGGTTGGCAAGGACAATGTCAGGACCATCCCAGGCATCACGCAACAGCGACCACTTGATGTTTCGCTGCAAGGCGATCGGTACTATGTGGTCGACGCTGACACCGACATTGCGATACCAGATCATCCTGGATTCCGAAGCCTTGAAAGGGCCGAGCAATACCTTGACGAGTTGTACAGCAAGTCAAAGTCCATGGACCAGATCGGCTTTGACATCACGCCTGAGATCCGCGAGAAGTTCAGCAAGCCCATCCCTTACAAGAAGGGCGGTGCTGTCCGCATCTCTGACAATCTCGACACGATGCTGCTTGAGCTAATGAATGCGCCACGGATGCAGGCCGGTGGCAATCCTGTTGACCGCTTCATGGGCAAGACGCCCAAGCGCGGTGTGTCCTCATTGCTAGGCTATGGCCAAGGCAACATTCTGCAAGACATCGAGTCAGTGGCCCCGCGTTTCGCTGGCGGTATTGATGCGGCACTTACGGGCCTGCCAATTGTTGGCCGCACCTTGGTATCACCTGCCGTCACTGCCGGCACCTTTATCAAAGAAGCAATCAAGAGCGGCGACCCTTCAGACACAGGCCCATTACAGCGCGCCATAGAAGCCTCTCAGGACTTCATTACAGGCGATATGAGGCCCATGCAGACGGAGCTTGGCCCCGAGTACCTTGAGAGCACTGCCGAGGGCTTAGAGCGCCTGATACGCGAGTCTAAGCTGCCGCCCATCCTGCCCCAAATGTGGACTCCCGCAGCCATGCCTGGCGCAGTGGGCGCAATTAAAGATGTGGCAAAAACAGCAACAAAAGCAAATATTCCTGAAGTCTCAGCACCAAAGGCTGCGACAATTCCTGTCCAAGGAGTGACATATGAAACAGCCACAGAAGGACCGTTCTACCGCGTCCGTCCTAGCGTCTCTCAAGCGCCTGCAGGCCAGCGTCGAGGCACGCTCGAAAGCGATGGGACT